TTGACTGGGTTGTGGAACGCGATCAATATTTATGAGAATATATTCGATAGCACAGTTACTGGGACAATCGAACTTAAAGACGGTATAAATCTCTATGCCGAAATGGCATTGCATGGTCAAGAATATTTGTATCTATCTTTCAATAGACCTGGTGAAAACGAAAAAACAACAAGATACGAAAGAGCATTTAGAATTTTTAAAGTTGCTGAAAAGGAACCAACAGAAAATCAAATTCAATCTTATGTAATTCACTTTTGTTCTGAAGAACTTATATTCTCTAATCAAGTAACCATTTCTAAATCTTTAAGAGGAAAAGTTATTAGCGATTATGTGTATTCTATATGCACCAGAGATTTAAGAATTTCAAATAGAAAGATAGACTTGTTAAATAATTTTGAGTGGTCAGTTGGCGTTCAAGATTTCATCATACCGTCATTGCATCCATTAGACGCAATTCAAATGTTGGCTCAGAACGCATTTAGCGGCAGTTTATCGCCGTTTATGTTTTTCGAAAACAATCAAGGATGGAATTTTCTATCACTTGAAGCAATGTTTGCCAGAACCCCACTGACAACTTTAAATTACAGTAATGCTAAAATTACTGAAGATATTTCAACTGCGGCATTTAAAAACGCAAATCAAATGTCTAAGATGAAATTTCGAAACTCATTTGACATGTTGCGCAATACGCAAAGAATGACATATTCTGGTAAATTGTATACACTAGATTTATTACGTCAGCGATACGAAAAGAATGACTTTAGCGTAGATAAACTTGCGCCGTCAAATTTTATCGACGGCAAGAATATTCCAATTAACAATTCTACAAATAGAAACGAGAAAAGTTTAACACAAGAATACGGAACTAAATTGTTTTATCATGTAACTAATAAGGGGCAAACAAATACACCATATTTGACTTCACGTGGTTTTAGAGTTACAGATACTAACATAGAAAGTAGTTTGATGCAAAGAGAGAGTTTATTAAATCTATTAAATAATACAGTGCTAGAATGTACTGTGCCTGGAAATGTGTTATTTACAGTTGGTAATATTGTTGAAATTGAAATGCCTTCTTTTGCAAGCAATGCCCAAAATATGAGAAATATTGATCCTTATCTATCAGGGCGTTATTTAATTACTGCAGTTCGTCACACCCTAGTGCCGTCTGGTGGGCATCAAACGAGACTCATAGTCAATAAAAATTCTTTATCATCTCCACTAGATCGAGCTGATCAAACTTCGTCAAATTATAGAAAAATGAGAAATTTATGATTGACATAAATGATAAAAATTTTATGGGTATGAACAACTTCATCTGGTGGTTTGGAGTTGTTGAGAACCGCAATGATCCATTAAACGCTGGGCGATGCCAAGTTCGTTGTTTTGGATTTCACACCGAAGATGTGAACCAAGTCCCAATCGAAGATCTTCCTTGGGCGCAACCTGTTCTTCCTATTGGGGCTGCTATCGTAAAGCCACCAGCTGAAGGAACAATGGTATTTGGATTTTTTGCTGACGGATTAGAAGGTCGCTTCCCAGTTATTCTTGGTACAGTTCCAGGCATTCCTGATGAAATTCGTCAAGCGAATTCTGGTTTTACTGACCCATACACTGACGCTGAAAAGGCTACCTCATTGTTTCCAAGAAGAGTATTATCTTCCAAGATCAAGGCGAACGCAGCTGGTCCTGAAGTTGTTGATGATGTACCAAAACGCAACCCTGCTAACTTGAACGAGCCAAGCATCTCTAGACTTGCCAGACCAGATCGTGTTGAAGATCTAGCCACAGGCGCAACCCTAGGATCAAGAAGCCCATCTATTGCTAACACTAGCATTGATTATCAGAGAAAGAATCGCCTCATCGGCATCAAGAGTTCTGATGGTTATTCTTGGAAAGAATCATTTCCGTCATTTAATCCAAAGTATCCATTTAATAATGTGACCGAAACTGAATCGGGGCATGCGTTTGAATTAGATGACACGCCTGACTATGAGCGTGTGCAACTATCCCACAGAACAGGTTCTACTTTAGAATTCCTACCTTCTGGTTCTGTTAAACTAAAAGCATTTAACAATAAACAAGATATTACCATGGGCGACAGTCGTGAATATACGGCAGGCAATAAACATGAAACCACACAAGGCAACATGTATATTCGCATCAACGGTAAACTTGTTATCGAGTGCGATGGATATGATTTAGTTTCATCAGGCGATATTAATATCAAGGGCAAAAACGTCAAGATTACCTCTGGCAATGCTCTGGATGTGTATGCTGGCGGAGAGGCTAAAATCCTTGGCGCATCTAAACTAGATTTAAGAAGCGAGGCTCGCCTAGCAGTTTACGGTGGTGGCGGCACTGATATTAGTTCAGGTTGCTTGACGTCGATCTCTGGCACACCAAACCCAGTTGCTGCTGCAGTTGCTGCGGCGATTAAGGAAGTGACAGGTCAAGAACCAGATATTCCTATCCCAACAATATTGAATAGCGGTGTTAAGATTCTAGGTCCAAATTTTTGGATCAGTACAGCATTAACATCGATGAATAGTATTGTAACTAACATCTTGCCGCCAACTTCGTTTGATCCGAAGGCAGGTGACTCAGCAAATCCTGCAGCAAAATGGCGTCGACGTGTTCCTAAACTTGTTAAGACTGAATCGCCAAACTCATATGAACCAACAGACGGCATGGGCTTCTTAGAACAAGAAAGAGTCAAGACGTTGAATAAAGAGCTTGATGATGCTGAGTTAGTGGCTGAAGAAGTGAATAAAGACTTGTTGCAAAATACACAAGTTGTTGTTGATGATCCAACAACAAATCTTAACCTCACATTCCCGTCATAAATATGTGTTGCTGCGCTAAAGATTTTATAACTTATTGGGCGATCAAAAAGAAAATCGACCAAGGCATCAAGATTACAAAGAAAGAATACAATTTTTTAATGAAGAACAATTTCCCATTTAGGGAAATTCCAGTAGAGGAGTAAGTGTCGCACTATCATTAAGTAGCGTAATTAAGTGGATTTTGTGCTTGATTGGCGGTTTGCCGCTTCTCCAGGCATTATCCATCACATTCACTGGTGCACCGATTCCGTTTGGTAAAATTGGATTTCCTCCAAAACAACTCCAAGATATTATTGACAAAATTAAACAAGATATTCAAAATGGCAAATCATTCTTGAATGGTTTGAAGAATGAATTTAAGTTGCCTGAAGATATTCAAAAGGCTCTTGAAGAAGCAGACGCTAATATAAAGAAGTTCACAGAAAATAATTTTCAAGGACTTAAAGATTCCCTTCCAGGTTTGTTCGCAAAGGGTGGTACAGTTGAGACCGCTAGAAACAGACTATTAGATGTTCTTGGTCAGGCTCAGAGTGCACAGAGCCAAGAATTTTTGGGAATGCCGATCAGTCAATGGAGTGTTTTGGGTAACACTCTCTACGAAGCCACTCAATCATTCGGCAATCATACTCGTGAACTTTCTGGCACACAAACTGAAGATAAAGTATTGACGCTACAGACTCTGTATGGAAATACAGTGATATCCAATGCCACAGTTAATTTGTCTTCAACAACTGCGGTTGCTAATTTATCTAAAACTGCATATCCTATTGTAAAAATTGGCGATACTGTTGTATTTTCTAACGTGCAAAAAACAGTCGTTGGTAAAACATATATTGCAACCAGCGAGTATGTGACCTGTAATGTAGCAGAATCAAATACAACAATTTATTCTGCCAATACTCAACTGTTTAATTTCCTAGATTATACATTGGGCTCTGGCACTATTAAAATTCAGCCAGGAATGTATCTAAAAGTCAACGGCGAAATCAAACAGATTGAAACTGTTGATGAATCTGGTGAGTTCGTAACTGTTACAGCTCCAGTCAGAAATTCATTTGCAAATTTAGAATTAAGTATTGAAACTGGATTTGTTGTTAATAGTGCATTTGCCTCAACCGCAACTGATCAACTTGTCAGAATTAAGAGCGAGCTGGTCGCTAACAGTTTGTGTTTGAGCAACGTGATTACAGGCAACGGAACCACGTTTACCTCTGCGTTGTCAGTTGGCGATAAAGTTTATTATGATGAGCGTGAGTTCTTTGTATTGGCTGTAACTGATACTGCTATTACAGTTGACGATACGTTATTGGCAACGCCTGAGCCTAGAAGAATCTTTAAAGTTACAAAAGAAACTGCAGTAATGAGGGTGGTTGAATCAAACACCCCAGACGATATTCTGGCTATGTTTGATGGATTAGACCAACTCTCAACCACCTACGACGCTCCACTGACAGAAGGTTTGACCACAAGATATCGTAAATCTGATGGAACATATGCAACGGTAGATGCGTCTAAACCTATTTCCGTTACACAATCATTGCAAAAACCTGAATTGGTTAATGCAGTAACCAGAACTCTCCAGAAACTTCTAGATGAATTTCAAAATGAAGCCATTGCAGCTCTATCTGATACTGAAATTGTAAATTATCTTGAAGAAATTACAGATGAGTTGGACGAAAAACGCAAAGAACTCTTGGATAGTATTGAGCAAGACTTGGCTGCAATTAATGCGGTTAAGGGTCTGTTGAAAGGTCTACTCAAACTATTCCAAGCCAGCTGTTCTAAGAAAAAGAAAGGCGATGATCCAGAGAATCCAGACGATTCTTCAGACCAATATCTACGATTGATATTGACGCCAAACCCAACTCGTCAGGGTTGCGACGCAACTGTCAGCGACCTACCTGAGTTGCTAGATGAGGCTGATGCAGAGTATAAGACGTTCCCAGTTCCACCAGTGGATACTGACGGAACTCCGCCACCAGAATTAGAAATCGTGCCAGACTTTAATGATGTTGATTATGCTTATAGACCACAGACACCAGCTGGCGGTGACGGTGATATTGGCGTTGATGGTGATCCAAACCTTGGTCCAAGACCAGTGGATCCATGCACCCAACCATGCTAAATAAGCAAAAGGTAGCAGAATGTCACTAACATCGCAAGAAGTCAGAGAATATAAGGATTTAGATCTTCGCTTTATTCCGCATCCAGTTACAAAAGACGTGGTAAAACGTACTGGAAATGCTGCGATCATTGGCGCTCTAAAGAATCTAATTCTTACAAATCTATACGAGAAACCATTTCAACCTAACTTTGGTTCTCGTGTTAGAAACATGTTGTTCGAAGATGTCTCCTTCATTACTGCTAACATGTTAAGAAGTGAGATTGAAGATACAATCTCGAACTTTGAGCCTCGTGTGAGTATTGAGACTATCGTTGTTCAGGCTCAACCAGAAGAAAATCGTTATGCTGTTACTATTCGTTTCTTCATTAATAATTTGGAAAATCCAGTTACAATTACAATGTTCCTAGAAAAGGTTAGATAATGGCTAACATAGACCAAAAACTTACGATTTCTGAACTAGACTTTGCAGAAATCAAACAAAATCTAAAGAACTTCTTACGCGATCAGCAAGAATTCACAGACTTCGACTTCGAAGCCTCTGGCATGAGCACGCTATTGGATATCCTAGCGTACAACACGCACTACATGGCATTCTACAACAATATGATTGCCAACGAAATGTTTTTGGACACAGCTCTTTTGCGCGACTCTGTTGTATCTCATGCTAAGATGTTGGGCTATGTTCCAGTTTCAGCCACATCAGCCAGAGCAAAAATTAATCTACAGATTACA